TGTCAACCTTGAGCATCTGGATTTGATATGCGAAGCGCTGGACTGCGATCTCGAAGATCTGATTATCCGCATACCGAACAGTGAGCCGCGGGTACGGACACGGACAGGCTTCGAATTACATACCAAACGCTGACTTGCTCCCCGAAGCCCGGACGCTTACCATGCGTCCGGGCTTTCTCCTTTTGCGGGAATCGTATAGACCTCTATGGCGTTCAGAACGTCGCCGGGCTGGCATTGAAGCTGGTGACACAGGATCTGGATCGTCTCAAAGGGAACGTCCTGATGCAGCCGCATCGCCTTGACGGTCTTCGTCGCCAGACCGAATTTCTTGCCGACCTGCGCATCGGTCAGCCCGCGCACATCTTCGCGCTTTAGAAACGGGTCAAAGGAAATGATTGTCCGTCTGATACCGCGTTCTTTGAAATCTTCGTACATGGCGCTCCTCCCTAAATTTCTTTCCCGTCGGGAAAATCGAATCCAACTCGCGCTTTCGCTCCGAGGGCCTCACCGATCTGCGTCCATTCTTCAACAGTGAATTTCCCCGTGTTGAGCCGTTTGTTCAAAAGCTGGGGTGACCAATCGAGTCTACGCGCCAATTCGGAATTTGAAATCCCTGCGTATGCCACCGCCATTTCGATAACCTGCCGTGCTGTCACGCTATCCCTCCTTCCATGTCTCATATAATAAACCTTTCGGTTGATATTGTCAAATAAATTTTTTCAAAAATATCCGAAAAAGTTAAAATAAAGGGTTGACATTTTCAACTAAATAGTTTAATATATGAGTGTAAGGCAAAGCCGAACAGCTTTTTGAAAGGAGCGAGGTGAATGAACGACGTGAACGTCACCGAGGCGTTGCTGAAAGCAATCCTCGAACTCATCGAGAAGTGCGAAACGCTCGAAGAACTCCGCGAAAGCGTCAAGCGCATCATGGATGAGTAAATAAAAAGAGTAGCGGCCCCTTCCACAGACCCGCTACTCAAACACCCCAGAAGGTGAGCCGGGAGCCTTACCCCGGCCACCTTGATTATAACCGAGTAAGGCGAAAATATCAAGGAGGAACACAAAATGAAATACGCTGACATCAATCGCAGATTTACCGAGATCGTAGCCGAGTGGCTGGCCAAGGGCTACTCCATCAATACCGCTTCCATGAGCGGCAGTCAGGGCGAAACCGCAAAGATCGATCTTACGGACGGCAAAGAGATCGTCCGCATCTTAGTAGACCGCTTCTCTGATTACGCAGCAAACGTTGAGGGTGTCGAGATCATCGTCGGCAAGGCGCTGGATGCCGATGTCCGCCCCAACAACAACGACAACTGGGCGACGCTCTGGAACAACCGGCTCGAAGTCCTCCAGCAGGAACGGTTTTTCAAAATCGGCGAAAGCCGCGTAAGCGGTACGCAGTACGGCACAGAGGCCGAGGCGAAGGCCGCTGCAGAACTTCGCGTCAAGCGCTACATCGCCAAGGATCGTAGCTGCCAAGACAAAACATTCACCGGAGAGGCCATAGAGATCGCCAAGCGCGTTATCCGCCGCAAGTTTGGAGTTACCCGCATTGCTACAGCCTACGTAATGGTCTTCAAGCACGACAACGCATATTGCATCAGCTACCGCGACCGGGCTTACCGCCTGCGCTGAGAAACGGAGGAGTACCGATGAGCAGTGATATTCGATATTTCAGCGTCGAAGGAACAGTGTATGTAGAGCGCGAAGATGTTATTGACTGGCTGAACGAGAACCGGCCGGAAGAAGATGAACTGGACTACGACTACCAGCCGACCAGCGAGGAATGGAGAAGCTGCGCTTTGGAGAAATTTGAAAACGACGAAATCAGTTGGAGCGAAAGCAATTTAATTTCTATCCCATAAGCCGCAGCCTGACCTACCGATTGTATTGAAAGGAGAAATCCGCACCATGAAGAAGATAACTGCTATGGATTACAAGAGAGCCGCCAGAGACGCCATGAAAAAGACCTTCGGCTTTGCGCCCGCACTGAAGAACATCATCCCTATGGAGGGCGGCGACAACGGCGAGATCGTCACGGACGTTGCTTTCTGTATCGCGGCCACGGGCAAAGGGTACTCATGGCAGATCGGCGGCGAGGTCGAAAGAGCCGAAGCATACGACATCTAAACAGCACCCGCCCCGGAGGTTATGAGGGCTGAACGAAAGGAGCAGGCACCATGGAACAGTCCGTCCCGTGCAGCATCGACAATTACATGATCCCCACGATCACCGCCGAAACCTATGAGCAGTCCGTAAAAATTGAAAAGGAGCTGCTTGATCAAGGCTTTCGGCTGCTCAAGATTGAAGGACGCCGCATGATGTATTCCCGCAATACGCTTAAAGGCATCAGCAGGACTGATGTGTTCATGAAATTCTGGGAAAAAGAATGACATACTTGGCCCGCCCCGGAGGTTACGAGGGCTGAAAGGATAGACATGAATAAAACTCGCCGTAAGAATTTACAGGCCATCATCGACCAGTTAGAAGAGCTGAAGGGCAGTCTTGAAGACCTTCAGGCCGAGGAAGAAGAATACCGAGACAACATCCCGGAGAATATGCAGGAAAGCGAACGCTACGAAAAAGCCGACGAAGCCTGTGACAATCTTTCCAGTGCTGTGGACAGTTTGGAAGAAGCTATCAGCAGCATCGAAGCTGCTATCGAGTGAAAGGAGAAAGCCTTATGACGATCAAAACGTTGGAATACATTCACGCACTCTTGATTGAGGATGAGCGTAAGCGCAAAGAAGTCTACGAGAACTCCAGACGGCTTCAACGCGAATACGAAGAAAACGGTGCAGATGAGGAACTGATAAATCGGCAGGACGAAGATGCGGGCAAATTTATGCGCGAACACTTTGCCGCGCTGAATGCGCTGGAAGACTTTGAGGGGCAAGAGTGGTAAGGAGGCTCAGAGCATGGGACTGATGATCGATAAGCCGGCAAAGACATTGATCGAACGCTTTGCCAAAAAGCAGCCGGGTGGACACTTCGCGTGTCCCCGCTGCGGGAAGATGACGATGGACGCAGAGAGCGTCACACACAATGCCCTCAGCCGCCGCATTGGCTGCTACATCTGCGACACCTGCGGAACGGTTGAAGCTCTCGAAGATTTTGCGCATAAGCAGAATTCACTCAACGTGTGGGCAATCACAAAAGAACCGGAGTTGTGGCGTATGCTGAGCTGGAATAGCGACGGCATCGAGATCGCCGGTCACGAGGGAACGTGGTATGTCATTGACGAGGGCGATTTTCAGATTACCCCGGACGTGGACGGCAAACCGGAAACGCTCACCGCGCACCTGTTCCTGCTTGAAAGTGAGCTTTACGGCGAGGATGCTGCAGGTCTCATCGTGAACGATGAAAAGCAGATCGTCATGGAGGACGTCTGGAACGGCTTCGACGATCTGGAAGACGCCGGGTGGGAGAAAGCGCGGAAGATCGAATGCCCTGTCTGCAAGGGTGAGTTTCTGCGAGAGGACATGACTTTTACACGAGACTGCCACGGCATCACTTTCCGGCTGGTCTGCTTCGGCTGCTACGAAAAGGTCATGGCAAAAGGCTACGACGGAGCATATTACACCGAAGCGGATGAATGTATTGAGGAGGACTATTGAGCATGAGCAGAGACTGGACACCCGAGGAGCTGGCAGCAGCCAGCTCCGTAATGAAAGCAGCAGGAAACATGAGCTACGAAGAGTTTCGTGCCGCACCGAAGCTGACGCTTCGCTTATTGGGACGTGATAGCTGGGATCGCCCCGTGTATGAGTGCGACGGGAAGCTGTATGTTGACGTTGACCCGCGTAGAAGCAGACCGGCGGACATCTGCACGAAGTATGGAAATGCTTTTGATGGCGAACCGTGTGACCCAATCCCAGAGAATACCATCATTGAGTTTGTTCCGGAGCGTGACACATGGTCGTTCTAAGATAAACGCCTCTGTCGCGTCGCTGCTGGACTTGCAAGTTTAGGCAGCGCAAAGCGACGAGAGAATCAATGGGCAGATATAAAAACGGCGTAGCGAGCCGCCAGAGCCGCGCAAAAAAGAAAACCCCTCACATGACACTTCTGCCATGCGAGGGGTTTGTTCGTGTGTTCAGATAAAGGCGCTGTCCACGTTGTCCGATGCGTCCTGCTCCTGAAAGCCGTTTGCCTTGGCGGCTTCAAACGTGATGCCGCCACGCTTGTGGTCGGACTTGACCAGCTCAAAATAGCACTTGCCGCCCGTGATGATGATAACCTGCGCCAGACTGAGCGCGGCTGTCAACCAAGCGGCAGAAGCCATATAGTTGGACTTGATGCACAGGCGCATCAGGTAAATACATTCCTGCGTGATAAGCAAGCCAGACCCGACCAGCAGGAAGCAGACGAGTTTGCTCGTGTCCAGCTTCTTTCTCCTGCGCTTTTTCTGAGCCATCAGATCATGCCGAGCTTCTGCGCGAAGCGGTAAAGAACCGTGACGAGCTGCTCGCGCGTCATCATGTCCTGCCACATGAAGTTCGCGGAGCCGTCGGGCAGCGGTGCGCCGCCCTGCACGATGCCGTTGTTGACTGCCCACTGGCGAGCAGCTTCGCTCCAATCGCTGCAGTCATTGTCCTGAAGATCTTTCCGCATTTCGCGGAAAAGCTCGGTGAAGGTTGCCTTGTCCATATCGTCGTCCTCCTTTTCTCCGTTTTCCAACACCATGACCGTATGCCCGGACGATACCAGAATATCGCCCCGGCGCAGGTAGGCGTCAGATGTCAGGTGCTTCCGGTCAGTCAGCAATTCAAATTCTCCCGTAGCAGGGAAGCAGCGCATCATGCAGTAGGTCGTGCAGGAATTGCCCTGCTTGCGGTAGGTTTCTTTCAGGGCGTCGACGCCAGCGGAAATTGCGCAGAGCATCATAAACGCGCTGCAGTCCGTTTCTGCGGGCTTTGCGATCTTGCTCAGAATGAAGTCTACCGCTTCCGCAGCGACGTAGGCCGTGTTGCGACCGTCCTGATCGTACCCGATGTTCTTGTTGCCGACACCAGCTTCGCACGCCTGCGCGGCTAGCTCGGCTTTCCTGCGGTCCTTGAACCGGAGAACACCGAGCCAGCTTCCAGAGTACCAATACGCGAAGTTTAATTCGCGACCGGTCTGATTGCCGGGTTTCTGCCCATGCGCGCCAGTTTCGCCGAGCGACGCCTGCCCGATGCGTACGCTCATGTTTCGTCGCCCCCGGAGGTCGAAAGCTCACCGACAGCCAAAACGCCGCTTTTCAATTCATAAACGGCGGACTCGATCATAGCGTCCAGTTTGGCTTCGTCAACCGTAATGCCGCGCTGCCTGAGCCATTCCAAGACATACGCTTTCT